ATTATTTTTCTACTTTTTCATCTTCATCTTCATCTTCATTAATTATTATTCTATTGAATCGTTGATAATATTTTTCGTTAGTTGGTTTATTCATACGAATATATAGAAAAGAATATTTTTTATTCCAAGCAGTTTTTAATACCTCGTCTTGTTGTTCTTTTGTTAAATCACCCATGAGTTCATCTTTTATATTATCTAATTCTCTCTTATTATCAGTTCTGAATATGATAAAAGAATTCATATTACACCTAAAAGTTAATGGTAATTCATTATATCGTTGTGATAAAATCCATACAGATAAAGACGCTGATCCTTCTTCATCTGGATTTGTTAAAATATGTCTACGATTCAAGCACACACGGCACATGTTACTGGATTTTTTAATAGACTTAATCACATCGTCTAAAATTAAAAGACAATTATTATTTTCATCTTCTTTTTCTGATTCAATTATAGATTCTAACATTTCATCACTATATTTATTATATATTCTCTCTTCATTCAATCCTAACTTCTCAATTGGTAAGGAAGCTAAAGATGCAGAACATAGGAATATTTTATCAAAATATTTGTAATACATGCGAGGTAAATGTGGTTTGCTTTTAGTAGGGTGTGATTTTAATAATGAGAGCATAGTTGTTGTTTTACCAGAACCAGCAGATCCAACGATATAGAGGGCATCGTTAATCGGGCATAATGGTTCAGCAACTTTATAAGGCATATTAGAGAGATTGTCTACATTTTGAGATATTACTGGTATTTCTTTTAGTTTAGCATTTTCAATAACCTTCATAATATATATATTAATATAAAAAGTTATAAACTTTAATTTAGAAAAAAATAATATATTATTAAATATATATAAAAATGGCTGATCCTCTAAACTCGTTGCCCCTTTCTATGAGATATAGTTTAACTGGAAGTGATACAATTCCTTCTACTACAAGACTTCACCGCTGGGATTCAACTAGCTCGTCTTATTCCAGTTCTAGCAATAACATAATTAATATTCCAGTTGCTGCTGACGGTTTTATCCAGGCATCAGAAGGTTATTTATATTTACAGGTTGTAAATAATGATGCATCTTCATGTAATCTTGACTTTGATGCTAATAGTCTTATTGATAAAATAGAAATTAGTGTGCTAGGTAGTTCAGGAAAAGTAGAGACGATAGAGCATTACAACACTTACAGTATTTTAAAAGAATGTTATACTGCTGATACTGCTATGAAAAATTACCTCAATAATGTTTCTGGTGGAGCTACTGTTAGTACTGGATTAACTCCTAGTGGTTTAGCAGTCGCAGCCGCTCATTCTCGTCATGTTGCTATTAAACTTCATGGTCTTGCTTTTCTTAATGATTACTACAAAAAGGCTCTTCCTATGGGTATGCCTCAATTTACACTTCAAATTACACTTGCCTCTGCTAATGAAGCGTTTAAATGGGCTGCTGGTGTAGTAACAGCTACGGCTTACACAGTCCAGAACGCAAGATGGTACGCACCTGTTTATAGAATTGAAAATGAAGCAGTAATGGCTTCGTATGCTAATGATTTAAATACTGGAACATTATCATGGGTAGGTGAATCTGCATCGTCCATAATTAATACTCGTGCAGCTTCTGCTGGTACACAAAGATTTTTACTCAATCCTTCATTTAGATCTCTTAATGGTATTGTTTCAGCTCAGCGTCCTTCTGCTGGTTTAACTACTGCTACTAGTAATGTATTGGCTGCTACTAATCTTGATAATATCAGCTCATTCCAGCACAGAATTCAAGGTTCTCTCTATCCACAAGACGGTATAGATTTTGCTTCTGCTACAAATGGTAACGATCAATCCAGAGCGTTTATTGAAGCTGTTGGTGCGTTTGCTCCTCATGGTAAAGCAAAAGCAGAAGGAGATACTGTATCTCTTACTCAATTTGGAGAGACCACAGCTAATAATGGTAAAGGGGTGATGGCTGTTAATCTTAAACGATTTTCAGAATCTCAACTTATTAATGTTGGTCTTAATACATCGTCTAATGCTTCACCTACTACACTTGAAGTAGTTTATTCTGGGGCTGGTGCTTCACAGCAAGTACTCTCCTTTGCTCTTTATGATATTATGTTTATGCTTCGTGGAGGAGTTGTTGAAACTCAATTTTAATTAAATAAAAAATAAATATTATATTTTTTTGTAAAAAATAAAATATTTTCATAAATATATAATGACTGAAAACGAAATTATTGATTTAAATGATGCATTTACTTTTTTTGGAGAGATTGAAGATATAAAAAGAGAACGAGAACAATCTACTATTGGTATACAACCAACAGATCCTAATATTAATTATGCAAAAGAATTACAAGAAAAATATGAGGATTTTGTTCATGATGCAAAAATAGATGATAGTTTTGTAGAAGATGAAGACAAAATAAAATTAATTGAAGCTGTAAAATATATTGTTGAAACAGAATATAAGGTTTATCCCTCACCTATGAATCAAATATTAATTGAGAAAATGTATTATAATTGTATTAAGAATATGAATAAAGATGATTATTTAAAAGAAAAAGAAGATTTGAAATCAAAAAGTATTTTAGAAATAGAATTATCAAAATTAGATAAATTTAGTGGATTGTAAGAGGTTAGTGATAATGATAATGATATGTGTATTTTTTTCTTTCATAATTCTTATTTTTAATTTTATATAAAATTTTACAATTTAACAACTTTTTTTCATAATATCTTTTTGTAAAATATTTAGAAATTTTATATACAATATCATCATTAAAAATAGAATTTCTAAAAATTAATAATAAATATCTTAATGTCTTCATATAATATTAAAATTTAATAATCTGATTTTTTAATATTACTTATATTTATATATGTCTAATTTAAGAATTCTCTCAATAGAAAATATTGGAAACCTAGTAGATGAATCAACAGATAAGAGTTCATTCACAATTAATATTCCAGAAGACATGATTAATCTAGGTAGATGTTTAGTAGAATTACAATCTGGATTCGTGCAAGTTCAAAGAAGCACAGTAGACGCATCTGGAAATATTGATGCTACAATTGGAAGAATTGTACCTAGTAATGTAAATGCATTATTAATTAGAACTAATATAGAACAAGTAGGTTACTCGTCTTTTACTGGTGGATATAACAATATAATAGGAACATGTTTATTAGAAGGATCACTAACAGCAGCAGCATCACAATTAGAAGGTGGAACAGGGAGAGATTATATTGGTAGAGCTGGTAATGATATAGCAACTATTCAGAAGCAAGGTGTTTTTCTCTGTGAGAGATTACCTAGTCAATTAAAGGTTGAAAAGGTATATTATACTGATGCAGCTAGTCCTCAATTAGTTCCAGCTGATTCATATACAGCTAGAACATTACCTATGCAACTAATTTTAAAATTAACTTTTTTGGATATGGATTAAAAAAGAAACATTAAGGAAAAATGATATAAAAAATTATCTTGTTATAATATAAATGGAAAATAATGATGAAGAAATCTATTATGAAATTGCAAAAAATCCAGATGGATCATTTGTAGATAAAAGAAGAAAATATGATTATAAAACAGAGGAAGAAAGACTAGCTATAAGGAGAGAATATGATAGAATCTTAAAAATGAAAAAGAATTGGAAAAAAAATTATGGTATTATTATTAAAGATGATGAAGTAGATTTTTTTACTGAAAATAGACTATTGATTAAAAAAGTTCTACCGATTCTAGAACAACTTAAAAAAATAGAAATTAATTGATTAGATATTTTTATTTTAATTTTTCTTAAATATTTAGGAAAAACTAAAAATTCAAAAACTAAAATATATAAATTAATTGCGGAATTAACTTAAAGTTATTTTCTTGATATAATATATATGAATATAATATCTAACCAGAATAAAATGAGCTATTCAGAAGAATTTAATAAAAAGAATGTTGAATACCTTTATAGTCTTAATAAATATGAACTTACACAATATAACGATATACCAGATGAATTTGAAAGAAATAAATTATCAAAGAAACTTAAAAGTATTTTAGAAGATTTATTAATTAAAATGAAAGATAGTGATGATAAGACTGATATAGGTGTTGTTGAAAGACAATATAAATATAGTTCTCATCGTGCCTATGTTAAAGGAAATGGTATACAACAACTTTCAAAAGTACATCGTGATTTTGTAGTTAGAGATGGAATGTTTGATTATGATATGAAAAACGCTCACCCTACTATTTTATATTATTTGTGTAAATCAAATGAACTACCTTGTAAAATGATAAAATTATATATTGATGAAAGAGAGAGTTTACTTGAAGATGCTGGTATTGAAAAAAAAGATTTTTTATCTATGATGAATAGAGATAAGCTTCCACCAGCAAAAACTACTGCTCCTACAATCAGAGTTATTCTTGAAGAAATACAACAAAATAAAAAAAAACTAGTTGAAATATATAAAGGTATTATCTCAAAAGATTATCTCTCTAATGAAGAATTTAAACCTAAAAAAGATAGAGGTAAAAATCTTTTGAGTTCTAAAATGTGTAATATTTTTATGTATTTTGAAAATAGAATATTACAAAATGTTTTAGATGCATATCCTAATGCATGTTCTATTCCTATGTATGATGGATTTATTTCAAGAGAAGAATTAGATATTAAAGAATTAAATGAAATTACAAAAGATTTTTATATTGAATGGAGTTTAAAACCATTTGAATCTCCTTATGAATATGATAATGATTATGAACTACCATCTATATATGATTATGAAAAAGATAAATTTGAAAAAATATTTTCTTATATTACAACGCAAGGTTGTTTTGTAAAAAAATTAAAAGATGATTCATTTGAAACGATGACCTACGAACATGTTGTAAGAGATTATCAAAATGTACGAATTATTAATGAAAACGGACAATTAGAAAATTTTGTTTCTATGTGGATAAAAGATCCAAAACGCAAAGATTACGAACAACAATCATTTTTACCTTACAGTGAAGTAAATGAAACATCACCAGAAATTTTTAATTTATTTAAAGGTTTTAAATCAAAAAGAACTGAATATAATGAAGATGAGGTTAAATGGTTTGATGAATATTTAAATAAGGTTTATAAAACAGATGAAATTAGAAAATATATAAAATCATTTTTAGCTCATATTATTCAGAAACCTACTGAAAATCCAAAAATTGCAATTGTATTAAAAGGAATTGAAGGCACAGGTAAAGATAGTTTGCTTGATATTATTAGTGGATTAATTGGAATTGATTTACTATGTAGAGGTAAAGGAATGGATAATTTATTTGGTACATATAATAGTATTGTTAGTAATAAATTAATAATTGGAATGAATGAAGTTCAAGGTAAAGATGGTATGAAATATATTGAAGATTTAAAAGAATTTATAACGAGTGATGAATTACAAATTAGAGAGAAATATATAAGTTCAAGGAATAGACCTCAAAATTTCAGATTATTTATTTTAAGTAATGGATATAGTCCTATTGTTTTTAGTCCTACTGATAGAAGATTTTTTATTGTTGAAACAAATATGGAAATGGCTAATAAAGAATATTTTGAATATTGGAAGGATTTACATAAAAATAAAATAGGTAACGATGAAATGATGAATAAACTATTTTCATATTTATTAGATTATGATATTGAAGATTACTCTCCAAAAAGAGATAAACCTAATACAGAAACTCAAAATTTTCTTGCAACAAGAAATATATCAGCTCCTCTATTATGGATCTATCAATATATCAAGAATCATGTAGACGATACAAAATTAGATGAACCTTTTGTAATGAAACAAAGTGATTTAAATAATAAATCAGCGTTAATATCAAAATTGGTTTTAGATAGACGAGAAGAAATTAGAAAGGGTGATATTAGAAAAGTAATGGATAAACATAATTGCATTTTTACAAGAAAAGCAAAAAAGATAGATGATATTAGTACTATGTGTTGGATTGCTGATAGTAATAAAAAAGTAATAGAACATCTTGAACGATTTGATTTTAAAATGTATGATGATAATGCTTTGGATTGGAATAATTTATATGAATATTTTAATAAGGAAGAAGTGGAAATATAAACGAGTTTTATATGTGTGTATATATTTAATATTATAAATTTTCTATAATATTAAAAATTAATTTTACAACTTTTACAACTTTTACAACTTTTACAACCTATTTTTACAACTTATATTTTTTATACTTTTATTACCTTTTCAATAAGGAAATATAATAAAAGAAATAAAATAATATATAAAAGTTGTAAAGTTGTAGAATTGTTAATAAAACAAAAAAAGGGGTAGAGCAAAATAAAATGAAAATTAAAAATAGGATAGGATAGAATACTTTGTAGACACCCTCAAATCCACCAACTTTCTCAACTTTTACAACTTTTTACAACCTACCCATGAATGGATTTACTGGCTCTGGTTCTTTAATGTGTTTAGGTTCATAAAAAGGTTCTGAAACCACTTCACGGACGCTCTCTTTTACTAATTTTTTTGTTGATTCTTTTTTTTCATGATCTTTAATTTTCTTATTTGCTTCTCTACGAATTTTATTAGCTTCTAATAATTTTTTTGTTGCTGCTATTTGAGCTGGACTGCGTGTTTTTCCTCCTACTGATCGTTTATCTAGCTTACCATTCTTTTTTGCAAGAAGTCGTTTACCAAGTTCTTTTTCTTTTTCTTCAAGTTCTTTCTCTCGTTCAATCCTTACTAAATCTCGTTTAGTTAGTTCTGGATTTTTTACTTTTTTATAACCACCAGCTTTATCTGGAATCATATAAATTACTTTCTCTTTAATAATTGTTTTTTGTTTAGGTTCTGCCTTCTTTCTTGTAGGTCGTTTTTTAATAGGTGATTTTACAACCTCCTCCTCACTATCACTCTCATAAATAATATTTTTTATTTTTCTTTCTTTCTTCATACTTGTAGAAGGAATTTTTACATTTTCCTCCATAGGTTCTATACTTGAATCACTCTCACTATCAGACATATTAATATAGGTAAATAAAAAAATTTACATTAAATAACATATCATTTTTACTAAATATAACAACATATTTTATTTTAATTATAAAAGAAAATTGACTTAAATAAATTCCACTATAATATATCATAACCAAAATGGAAAATAATTATATTAACTTAAAGTATATGGCTGACCGTGAAAAGGACATAACTATTAATGACTTAAAAACTGCAATCAGAAAATATAAAAGAGAAGAATGTAAACCATATTATCAATTAAATAGAGCTGGTTTAATTGAATATGTTAAGCAATATGAAATACCTGTTAAAATAGCAAAAAAAACAAAAAAAACAAAAAAAGAAACAAAACCTAAACCTAAAACGATCTTAAAAGTAAAACCAGTAAAACAAACTAAACCACCAGACATGGATCAACCAATAGACGAGGTAGATGTACCAAAAGTAAATATTCCTCAAATTTCAAAACCAGTAAGAAAAAGAGTTCCAATTAAAGTAAAAGAAACTGGAACAGGTGCTGACAAAGTTATTGAAAAAGACGATACTTTT